ATGGTTCGTTAGGACGCTCTGTAGGCGCTGTTAAAGGTGTGACAGATGGAAGCGATGAAACTGGTGTTGGTCCAGCCATAGGTGCGCTCATCTGCTGTTGCATAGTCTCTTGTCCCTGACCATATGGAAGACCTGGAATGTATTTAGCAGCCTGTGTACCAGATTGACCCGCTCCGCCAGTACCAGATACGTTAGCAGGATTGTTCTGCGGAGCAGTTGGGCGCATTCCGCCACTATTCTTATTGCCTGCCATAGTTACTCCTACTTAGAATGTTTGAATTGTGATTTAGATATGTAAGGACCTGCTGTGAATGCTGTAAGTGTTGATGCAATTTCCATTGCTTCATATGCATCAGCACCTGCGTGTAATGCTCCAAGCGCATAAGGTGCGCCTGAGCCTGCTGCATAAACTCCGCTAATGTTTTTACTTACTGCTAACTCGTGGTCAATATCAAATATCTCACCACATACTGCAATTAAAAATTGAAATCTTTGCTCAGTCTTTGGTTCATCAAAGTTAAAACCATTTGATGATAAGCATTTGCGAAGAGAAGGCATAGCCTTCGTAATCATAAAGTGAAACAAATCTTTTTTGTCAGCCTTGGCTAGAGTTGGTGGCTCCCAGATATGTTGTGCTACATCGCAAGGTAGAACCTCACCTGAGCCAGCAATCAAGAAACCATTTCGCTCTGAAATTTTCTTTACGTTAGGGTGCGTGTAAATGTAACCACTATCATCAGTGGTTCGGCTGTCAGCCACAATGACGCAACTATCGTCGTACTCGATACCAATTAGTGTTGTCATTGTCCCCTACTTTGTTAACCCTTGGTTACTACTCTTGCATTTCCTTTACCTGATGCTGTCAGGCTTGAAAGAATTGATTGAATATCTGGTTGTGCTTGTGGTGCTGGAAGGGCTGCTCCCTCTGGTGAAGAAGCGCCTCCTGCTGGAGAAGCGGTGGGAGCAGGGGACGGTTGCTCAACCATAGGTGCTGCCCCAGCAGGAGGAACTTGTTGCTGAGGGGCAAAGGTTGCTTCAATAGCATCCTCTAACGCCTGTCCCTTTTGGCGTGCCTTGATTACCGCAGCAATTTTACGAACTACCTCTGAGGCATCTCCGCCAGATGCAGCCATTTGTGGGATGGCTTGTGTATAGGCAGTAATGGAACCAAGAAGAGAATCTCTCATCTTCTCAATTTCAATCTTTTCGAGTTCTTGTGTGACGTTCACTGTAAATGGAAGTTCACGCATAGCCATATCCTTAGAGATAAGACCGCCACCAAGTGCTTGTAGCATAAAGATAAGACCCTGTGCAGGGTTAAGTCCCGCAAGCATTCCATAACGAACATCTGCTGAATAGTCAGACCTGATGTCCTTAGAAGGCTTGTATGTGATTTCGTATGGAGAACCAGAATCTACGCCACGAATGGTCTTCTCTTCTGGGAAAATCTTCTCGTCAATTTCGAAACAAATAGTAATTACATCACGAAGTGCTGCAGCAAAGATTGCTTGTGCTGATTTAACTTGGGTATCGAATGCACCCATAAGAGCCTGTACGCCTTGTCCAGTGACGATAGAGGCATTGACGTTACCTGTACGTGATTCAGGATAACGAGCACCAACGCGAAGTTCCTGATTAAGTAGGCTTTGTTCTGTGAATGCACCTTGAGGAAGGTTAAGGTCTACACGACGAACACCTGCTGGATTAGATGTACGGATAACCGCATCTCCACCCAACTGAAGTTCCTGTACATCCTGTGGAAGTACGATAGGAGCCTGAACGGACTTCTCTGCTGCTTCCATTGCAAGCAATGCAAAGCGGTTGCGAAGCAATTGGATACCAAGTACATCATCAAACTGACCACGAAGTTCACCATCGATAGATGGCTTACGTGCTATAACAACCATCATCTTGCCCATAGGATTCATAGCCTGTGAGAGTACGAGGTTGTCTTTCGCTGGGATATAGATGACCGACTGGTCTTTGTCGTAATAGCGAATCATTTCAATCTGAGCATTCAGGTCTTGCTTGTAACCCATTGGTCCAAGTAGTTGTGAATCGTACTCAGGGAACTGTGTACATAATTCGCCTAGTGTCATCATATATCGTTTTGCAAATGCAACACAGCGCCCGTAGCGGTCAAACTCTGGGTAAGCCCCCACTGGGTTTTCTACGCGGATGCGAGGCAACTTGCTTTCTTCGTCTAATTCAATAATGAAAGGGACGAAACCAAATGTGATGTACCAGTCTGCACCTGAGTACATCTGCACAGCCAAATCTGAATGCTGGAAATAATTAGCAGCAATGCGTGTGCGCTTGTCAGCAAAGTTACGTGCACGGTCATTGACTGCATTCGCTGCTGAACAGTTAACCGCTGGAAGCGGAGCCATAACTTCTGATAGGTCGCGTGCGACGATATCGATGAAGTTGGCTACAACGTTGGCATCTACGCCTGCTGGGAAGAAGTCTGGGTAAACCTCAGCAATCTTTCCTTTACGGACAGAAAGTACGTCAAGGTTACGAGCATCACGTTCGTGGTTGCGATAGCGCAGCGATTGAACGCGGGCTGCAACCTGTTCCATTGATAATGCCATTGGGTTCCTATCCGTAAGTTTGTGCCCATTGCTCTGCAAAGGCTTCGTCTAAATTCAGTGAGCCTCGGTTCGACATTTGCGCCCGTGTAGCCCATCGGTTGGTTTGGTACTGTCCCACTCTGGATGACTGTTGCATCAACTCACGGATGCGAATAATCGCAAACCATAAAGCCATAACGCAGTCGGTAGGGTTCTTGGTATCTGGTTTCCAGGTAATCAACTCTTGAACCAAAGTCTTAAGACCTTCGGAGCCTTCGTTAGAAGGCAGTTCGATGATGTTGTTATCTTGGAACCGTCCATCACGTGCGTTGCCGAAGAGCATTGCCATAGATGCCACACCAAAAGATGTGTCCCACTTATTCTTACCAGTGAAATGTGAGTTTAACTGGCACCCATACTGGGCTAAAAAGTTTCTTAGATTCTCATCCAGGGCGTAAGCCTTCTGGTGAGCGTTAATTTCTATACGTAGTTCCTGTGGCTTGTACTTCTCAACCCAGTCCTCAATCAAAGATTGAATCTTGGCTGGGGTTGGGTCAGTCATATTGACTGCATCGAGAACATAAATCTTGCCATCGGCTCGGTTATATGTGCAGATGACCGCACCTGTAGCACCTGCCATAGCAGGGTCAAGACCCATAACTGTATAGGTTGACTCTAAATGCTTTGGATGTCCAGCGGTTCCTACTTTGAGAGGACCACGCTTACGCATTCCATTGATTGAGGATTGCACGCACAGTGGTGAGAAGATGCTGTCTTCTTGGACATCTTCTTGCTGGTAGACCATAGCCCAAACTGAGGGAGCGACTTCAGAGCGACGCGTAAAGAGAGAAGGTCCATCCCACTTGGGAAAAAGTCCTTGCTCATCAGGTTCGTCCAATTCGTTTTCTTGCTGGTCTGATTTAGCCCAGAGTGTTTTCCAGTTAGCAGGCTTCTCATCAAACTCAAGAACTGCTGGCATAGCGCAGTAGGTAAAGGGTGACTTGCCACCGCTCCACTGCCCTGGGTCGCGCAGCATCTTGTAAAGGTCAATCGGTTGCACTCTGGTTCCGACGATAATTAACTTACCGTGTCGACCAAGACGGGTGATAACTTCTTTCTGAAGCCAGTCCATCTGTTTTTCCCACTCGTGGGCATTGCTGCCCATAACTGCGTCATCGACGATAATCAGGTCAGCACGTGCGCCATAAATCTGAGAACCGATACCGAGGGCTTGGACCGTTGGGTCCTTCTCGCCTGAGTCTCGACCAGTACCTAGGTAAATCATATCTGCTTGCCACTGGGTGGCATCTGCCTTATATCCACCATTAGGTCCAAAGGCAACCTGTAGTTTGGTGTAGGCAGGGTGGCTAAGACGAGTCTTAATTGCACCAAGGAACTTACGAGCCATACCCTGAGTCTTAGAGACGATAATGACTCTAGTGTTCGGGTTGGTCACAATTCGGTAGACCA